CCTTTAACTGCTTTTATGTAAGAGGGGGTGAAACAGTATGAATAATATTACATCTGCAAACGCAACCGCTTACATGGTTGTCAAGGATTTATACCCTACTGGTTTTGCACTGAACAACTTCAGCACTGACCAAGCGGTTGACCAGTCTGAAGATACCATTGCTGAAACCCGAATGGGTGTTGATGGTTACATGGCGGCAGGCTATGTTCCGTCCATCAAAGCCGTAACGATTCAGTTCGAGGCGGCTTCTCCCAGTGTACAGTATTTGAACAATCTGTATTTGGCAAGTCAGAAGAATCGTAGGACTTACGAAGTCACGTTGGTAGTGAAAGTTCCTTCTGTGAACAAAACGTATACTTACAGTGGCGGTGTGCTGAAAACTGGTAAACTGTTGCCGGGATTGAAGAAAGTTCTTGACCCAGTAAGTTATGGTTTTGATTTTGAAAAAGTCAGCGTTATGTAATCTGTAAGCGTGTTTAAAGGCGGTGTGTATATGTTTATATGCGTACCGCTTTTTAAATGCGTTATAAAGCGTTTTGCGTTGTTTTAGGAGGGTATATGTTAAAAGAAAAAATCATTACTTTGAATGATAACGGCAATATGCTGAAATTTAAGGTTAGGCAGTTGCCCGCAACGGAGCAGGAAAAGTTAATCATCAAGATTTTATTACTGGTAGCGAACAAAGATGTTGCAGAATTAGATGTTGATAAACTGCGTGAGAATCCGCAGATGGCTATTAATGCGAAAGTGATAATGTCAGCCATTGAAAAGTTGGATTATGAAAAGTTAGAGCCGATTTCAAATACTCTGTTATCCTGCTGTTATCGTATCGTTGGCAACATGGAAGAACAGTGTACTCCCGAAACTGTTAACGGATATATCGAAAGCTTTTGGACGTTGCTGTCGCTGAAGAAAGCGGCATTGGAAGTTAGTTTTGATTTTTTCGAGGAAGACGGGAACTCCCAAGCTACCACTTCAAAAACGAAGATAGAAATTGGGAAAAGTTCCCGAACGTGAGTGCGGTGTTTGCGGTTCTGATAACAAGGAAATATGCAACACTGCATGAACTGCAGACAGTATACAGTTACGAGGATGCCTTGGATATGTACGAGATAGCGTATATAAACAGCATCAATGAGGATAAGGCAAATGAACGTAGTAGATAAACTTGTCATAGCGTTAGGGCTTGACACAAGCGGTGTAGATAAGGGTGCGAGCCAAATTAAAAGCCAATTGAGTTCCATTGGTGGAGTGATTACTGGAATCTTTGCTCCGTTGTTGGCGGGATTTTCTTTTGCAAAGATTTTTGATTCTATCAACGGCGAGCTGAAACAATTGAATACTTTGTCAAAGGTGACGCACACCAACATTGAAGACCTTACTGCATGGAGCAGAGCGGTTGAAAGCAGTGGCGGAAACATGGATGGGTTTACCCAAACGCTGAACACGTTGAACGACAGCTTGACAAGAATATCCGTAACTGGTAACGGACGAATGAAACCGTTCTTTGAAGCCATGGGGCTGGATGCTACGGAACTTGCGAAGAAGCCAGTATTGGAATCCATGCAATCAATCAGCAAGGCTATTGAGGGTATGGATAAAACGGAATCTGCCAATATCCTGCGTACAATGGGGTTTGATAACGGAACGATTAAACTGTTGCAGAGTGGCGAAAAGGGCATGAAGGAATTGATTGCCCGACAACGTGAACTTGGCGTGTATACCGCAAAAGATGCAAAAGCTGTTGCGGCTTTGAATCGTGGAATCAAGGATATTACGTCTGCAATAAAAACGCTGTTCATTCCAATAGTTATGCAGATAATGAATACGGCATCAAAGGTGATTAAATATCTCACGAATGGTGTTATGTTTCTGCGTAAGAACATGGATGTACTGCGTGGTGCGGTATTGTTACTGGCGGCTGTGTTTAGCAAGCAGTTGTTAAAAGCCGTTCTTGATTTGGGAAGAGCATTGCTTGCGAATCCGTTTGGGTTGTTCATTATCGGTTTAAGTGCGATTCTGTTACTTCTTGAAGATTTGTGGGTGTACGCAAAAGGCGGAAAAACTGCGTTTGGTAATATATGGAAAAACTTTGGTACTCCCGAAGAAGTGATGCAAGGATTCAAGCGTGTAGGAACAGCGATAACCAATCTGATGAAATTTGTGGGGAAGCTGTTTTCGGGACAAGGTCTTGGAAAAACAACAAAGTTCCTGCTGATTTTGGTAGGTGGCATAGCGGCGCTTATCGCTGCGATAGGATGGATTCCGGTTGCGATTGCGGCGGCTATTGGATTGTTAATTGCATACTGGGATAAAATTGAAGCAATGTTCAATTCTGTTGTTGAGTGGTTCAAACAAACTGGTAAAAGTATTTCCGATTTCTTTGATAGTATTGGAAGTGCAATCAGCGGTGCGATGACCACTGCGGCTGATACTGCAAAGAGTGCGTGGAGTAGCTTCATTACATGGCTTGAAGAGAAGTGGAACTGGATTAAGAGTCTGTTGCCAAGTTTAAACGAAATAGCAAGCAAGTTGCCAAGCATAGGGAACGCTATGAGCGTTGCTTCGAGCGGTAACGGAGGAAACACAAGCACAGTAAACAACAATCAGTGGTCAACGATAACAGTTAACAACCATACTCCCGAAGCAAGCAGAGCATTTGTACAGAGTAGCGGTCTTGTTCCGCAGGCGAATGGTGGTATAACATGATAAGTTTTAATGATTTAGTAACTACTGATATTCCAATAATGCCGAGGGCACAAGGTTCTCTGTACTCAATCAGCAGTGAAGATGGAACACCTATCATTGGGTTTAAAACGTTGTTAAAAGCTGAATATAAGAGCAGTGGTTCTGTTGTATCAGCGCCGATTGAGATGAACAGCTTTGCTGCATATAACAAAACAACAGAGCCGAGGGAGTATTCGTTTTCCGTTGCGTTGCAAGCACCAAATAATGATTTTTCAAGTGCGGTATCCAAGCTTGAGGAGTTAAAGAAAGGAACAGAGTTGTTTTCTTTCGTTACTCCATACTTGGTATTTAACAGCCTTACGCTTGAGGGATATTCTACTGCGTTTGAAACGTACACCAGTATGATGGTGGTTGACCTCGAATGCAAAGAGATTCTGCAAGTTGAGCAAGGATATACGAATGTTAACGTGCAATCGGAAGCGACACCGATAAGCCAAGAAAGTGCCGCAGACGAAAGCAATGCAGATACTGTTGGAACAGGAATTACGAACACAGAACCTGCGACAACAACGGAAACGCAGGAAACAGAAGAAAGTATCTTGCGTGGATGGGGGTTATAGTATGGACTTGTCGGGAATTGTTATTGTGCCTGTCTCCGCTATTCCTGCACAGCGTTTTCAAGTAGTGTTGAACAATCAGAATTGCACAATCACGATAAAGAAACGTGGGGAATACTGTTATTTATCGTTGATGTGCAACGGAAACAGTGTAACGGAAAACACGATTTGTTTGGCAGGAAACAATCTTGTTCCGTATAACAACCAATATTTTATCGGTTCATTGCTGTTTATTGATAAAAACGGATACTATGATATACCGAAGTTTGAACTGTTTGGAACACGCTATAAGCTTGTATATGTTCCGTTCCGTTTCGATACGATAAACACATCAAGCAATAACTGAAAACGATTGTACAAGCGTTTTACGCTGTTTTAGGGGTATGCAATATGGCGAGTTTTACGAATAAAACGATACAAGTTGTCATGGCAATGGCAGAAGGTGTATTTGATAACGGAGCAAATCAAATCACAGTGGAGGGGTTGCCTACTTCCGTTGATATACAGAAGCAAGGCGGTGATGAAAGACCATCTTGCACTGTGACGATTGGGAATCTGAATATTGATGTTGTTAAACAGTTGACCACGCTATCTTTTCGCCCTTTGCAGAGATTTAAAAACCAAATCACTGTAAACGCAGGAGAATTGGGAAAACAGTTACAGACCGTTTTTGTTGGTGATTTTGAAAACGCTTACGGAGAGTTCCAAAACGCACCCACGATGAATCTGATGGTAAAGGCAATATCCGCACAGCATGGAGCATTGATGGCTACTCCGGCAACAAGCGTAGATGGTACAGAACAAGTTTCAAAGTTGATGGAACAGTGGGCGGTTGAGGCAGGATATACGCTTGAAAACAATGGTGTGAACGCAAGCGTTAGGAATACTGTGTATCGTGGTTCTCCAGTAGATAAGGCGAAAACGCTTGCAAGGGATGTAGGAATAGAGTTCATCATTGATGATGGAAAGTTCATCATTATGCCAAAAGGTAGTGCTGTTGAGGGAAATGCGGTTATGGTAGACCCACAGCATGGGTTGTTAGGGTATCCGCAATTTTCCAATGATGGGATAAACTTCAACATGATTTTCGACCCAAATCTGAAGATTGGCGGGTTGATACAGATTCAAAGTGTTGTTCCAAGGGCAAGCGGTATTTGGAAAGTCACGAAGATTAGCACAAAGTTGGAAGCCTATATTCCAAACGGTGGTGCATGGGAGAGCAGTGTTTCAGCCACATGGGTACAGGAGTAGATTATGCCAAGAGCAGATAATACGCAAGGCGAAGTTCAAGGCGTTGCCGATATATACGCAGGAGAAACGGACTTTAACCAAATATCGTTTATGATACGGTCAATGTTGCAGAAAGAGGTCAATGTTGCGATTCCAGTAAAGGTAACAAAGGTAATGGCAGGAAGCGGTTCTGTTGGACACGTCCAAGCGTTACCTCTTGTCAATGATATGGACGCACAAGGGAACGCAGTAGATGTAGCGGTTATCCCAAGCTTGCCGTATTTTCGTTTGCAAGGCGGTAAAGTTGCCGTTATAACAGACCCCGTAGAGGGAGATATTGGTATTGCTGTATTTGCACAAAAAGATACCAGTAATGTAGTAGCAGGAACAGATAAGCCAGTACAAGCAGGAAGTTTTCGTAAATTCTCTATGAGCGATGGTTGGTACATTGGCGGTTTTTTAAATCAAGCACCCGAAACCTTTTTGCAGTTGAATCAAGACGGAACGGCAGTATTAACGGCAAATAGCGGAATTACCATCAATGGAGATATTACATTGAATGGGCAATTAACCGCTACTGGTGATATTCGTGGCAATGGGCATTCGTTGAGTAATCATACCCATACGGGTGTACATGGCGAAACAAGTAGTGCTAATGGTTGAGGTAAATTATGAGTGCTTATACTTTGTTTTTGGACGATAGTTGGGATATAACGCTGAATAGTGACGGCAAAATCAAAACGGCAACCGAAGCTTACGCTATTGCACAGAATGGGTGTAACGCTACAAGGTTGTTTACCAAAGATGCGTATTTTGACCAACAAAAAGGGATTCCGCATTTCGATATTGAGTTAGGTCATGGTATAGCGGCAGTTCCTATTATCGAAAGCCGTATCAAACAAGCCTTGCTTAATGTAGAGGGTATTTCTGACGCATTAGCGGTGTTAGATATTCAGAAAGACAGAATCTTGGGCGGTAACGCTTATATCACATTAACAAGCGGGGAAACCGCTAAAATATCATTCTAAAAGGCGGTGAAATCGTGGCAATAACTTTTAACAATCAAACTGGTTTAGTTGCGGAAGAAACTTCCGTTGTTCGTGCAAGAATTGCCCAAGAATGGAAGAATGCTTTTGCTACTGACCCACGCCTGCCAGTATTAGATACTAATCCCGAAACACCCGCAGGACAGTTGATAGACGGGCAGACCGCTTTGGCAAGCGAAAAAGACAACGATATTATTTACGTTGCCAATATGTTTAATCCGAAAAACGCTGTTGGTGTATGGCAGGACGCACTGGCGGCTATTTATTTTCTGAATCGAAAGGTTGCACAGCCTACTTACGTTACTTGTATTGCTGGCGGTGCTTATGGGACAACGATTCCGTATGGTGCTATCGTGCAGGATGTAAACGGATATACGTATATTAATACCGCACCTGTCACCATTGATAGCGGTGGTACGGCACAGATGTATGTACGATGCACTGAAACTGGCCCCGTTGAGGTTGCCCCACAGACAGTGACTAAGATTATAACCACAGTTCCCGGCTGGGATAGCGTGACCAATGCGGCGGCTGGTGTTACTGGTAGAAACGTGGAAACGCAAGCGGCTTTTGAAAATAGACGGGCAGGAAGCGTTGCTAAAAATTCGCATGGTGCGGTAGCTTCGTTGTATGGTGCTATTGCTGACCTGAATAACGTAATTGCGGTAATTGTTTTGGAAAATAAAGGAAACACTGATATTACCGAGAAAGGCGTTACTATTGCAGGACATTCTGTGTACATTTCCGTGTATGGTGGAGATGATACGGACGTAGCAAGGGAAATCTACAACAAACTTGATGCTGGGTGCGGAACATGTGGAAATACTGCGGTATATTACAACCCCGCAGGTGATGGAGTAGCAGACCAACCCGATGTTAGTTATACGTTTTATATTGAGCGTCCTACAACTGTGGAAACGGCTATTCAGGTAACTGTTTCTGATTCTGAAACTACGGCATTGACGAATGCTATAAAACAGGCTGTGGTAAATAACTTTAATGGCATTTCCAGTTTTAGGCGTGTAAAGATGGGTGACTCATTGTATGCTTCAAGGTTTTACGCAGATGTGTATAAAACAGGCGTAACAAAGTTAGAAAGCATCAAAATACAGTATCCAGCTACTTCGGGAAGTCTTGTCGATAACGTGGATATTCCTGCATCGCAGATACCGACTATTAGCGTTGGCGATGTTACTGTAGTATATGAGTAAGGGGGCGAAATAATGTATTTTCGTTCCGATGATGATGTGCGGGCATGTGATGATGTTCGTACAGAATTAATGCCGTTTATCCAAAGTCAATATGCGGCAAGCGTAAGGATAACGGCTTTATTGCAAAGTGCGAAAGACCACATCTTGCCCGATGCCGATATAGCGCAGTTTTACGATTTAATGTTTAATGTGGAAACTGCACAGGGTTATGGGCTTGACGTGTGGGGCAATATCGTAGGAATAACGAGAACCGTTCAGGACGTAACAATTAACGAGCAAGGTATTGTTACTCCTTTATCGACTACAAGAACGCTTGAAGATGAGGAATACAGAAAATTAATTATGGTCAAGGCGGCTTCTAATATTATGGACAGTACGCTATATTCCATAAACTATATTCTAAAGCAGTTATATCCCGATAAAATCTGTTACGTTACGCCTGTCACTAACTGGCAAACCATCGAAGTGGGTGGAGAAAGTTTTACATATAACAGCGAGCCAATGGCTATATCTTATGTGTTTATTAATACGGAATTAACGCCCGATGAACTGGGCGTTTTTTATGTTGTCGGTAATCTGAATCGTGGTGCAGGCGTTGATTGGAACTTGTTAGTCGTTGACCAAGATAAGATTTTCGGCTTCGTAAACTCCAACTTACAGCCGTTCGACCAAGGCTTGTTCGTAATGCAAATAGGAGGTTAAACATGCTACAACCTGACATAATGAATGTTGCCTTTGCAAGTAGCGGGCAAAAAACATATCCCATTCCATCGGGTACATCGTTTGGTAATGCAAGCCTTACCGCAGGTTTTCCACCCGAAACATCGAATCCGTTGTTAGATGGTGGCGTACCGCCTAAACGTACCGATTTCAATGGGATTTTATACTGGCTTTCCGCTTTTGCCATGTTTCAACAGAGCGGTGGAAAATTTACGTTCTCTACGGAAATCAACTATGATGTTCCGTCGATTATTTATTATAACGGCGATTTGTGGTGGTGCTTGCGTTCTAACGGGCCAACGAATGGCGGTATTGTAACTCCCGGCACTAATGCTAACTATTGGAAAAAATTTAAAGAGTATATTTCCTCTCCGTTGGATGCTTACCCGATTGGTGCGTATTATATTTCAAATTCGCCTACAAGTCCCGCTACGTTGTTTGGTGGAACGTGGGTACAAGTAAAAGACAGAATGATTTTGGCTGTCGGTGATACCTATAATTCGGCTGGGTTAACTGGTGGTTCTGCTACTACAAAACTGGTCGTAAATAATATTCCGAGCCATAATCATAGTTGCGATACTACTGGAAACCATACCCATACCGGCACCACAAGCTGGGGTGGCGAACATAATCACGGCTATTCTGTAGCGGTAAATCCAAACCCTGACCACGGTGTCACTGGTGGCAGCGCCGGTCACTGGGAAAATCGGACGACTAGCAACGCTGGTGGGCATAACCACAGCTTTACCACGTCTAATGCCGGTGCCCATGCCCATTCTATTGGTTATACTGGTAGCGGCACTGCGTTTAACACAATCTCACCTTATATTACTGCGTATGTATGGAGGAGAACGGCATAATGGCTGAAAGATATAACTTTAAATATTTGCCGTTGGTGGGAAAACTCCCCGGCAAATCTATGGTAGAACAGACCGAAACGGCTATTAATGAATTAGCAAGCGTTGTTTACGATAACGTGGGATACGTTGGAAATTTGGCTGAAGAAGTCCAAACTGCAAATACAAATGCAAGTAACGCACTAGATAAAGCTACTGAAGCACTGGAAACTTCAGGTCGTGTCTATATTAAGCAGATTGCGGCTGTTGATGTAAACGACTACTACGACAGTGAATTGTATTACATCAATAACGATGGAAGCACAAACATTCCTGTCCGTGATAGGGGTTTCTTGGAAGTTAAAACAAACGATGATAAAACCGCTTGCGAACAGGTATTCATCGCTGATAGTACAGGAACTCCATATTATCGCCATGGCAGAATTACGGAACAAACATTAGGTGAGGAAACTACTTACGTTGTAACGTGGAGTTCATGGTATCGTGTCACTACAACTGAATATGTGCAGGGAGAACTTACGAACTATTTGCCGCTAAGAGGTGGCACAGTTACTGGGGGCTTAACTGTTGAGGGAACTATAACAGGGAATTTGGCAGGCAATGCCACCAATGCCACCAATGCCACCAATGCCACCAATGCCACCAATGCCACCAATGCCACCAATGCCACCAATGCCAC